CGCATTTCTGTTGCTGATGGTTTTGTCCACATAATGTGTACTCCTTTCAATTAAAATAATATACTTTTACCAGTATATATGTATATTATACACTATATGTGTAGGATTTGCATCGGTTATTGTATGAGTTACAACTAAGGATTATTATGAAAAAAAAAATAAAAAAGTTATTAGATAAACAATTTAAATATGTATCTCAATTACATAGAATAACTTTTAAAAAATCATTAGAAGGTAATAGATATAGATATTTACTTGAACAATTAAGTTATCGTATGGCTGATACTATAGAGGAAATAGATGAGCAAATTTCTTAGGCATTTACCCTGTCCTAAGTGTCGTAGTCGAGACAACTTAGGCGAGTATGAAGACCATTTCTATTGTTTTGGATGTCAATATTACAAAACAAAACAAGATCTGGAGTCGTTGCGTAACAGATTAAAAGAGAAACGACCCAGTAATGTAACCACCAGTGTGCTTAATACAACTAAAGAGCTACCTCAAGTAGCGATGAAGTGGTTACTATCATATGGTATTACACCAGATGAAATAGTTAAATATAACTTTCAATGGTGTACTGACAATGGAACTTTAATCTTACTTAACACTGGAAGTTACTGGCAAGGTAGATCATTTAAATCCTATGGACCTAAGTATCTATCCAATGGAGCTAAACCCTTGACAGTGTATGGAAAACATGATACAATAATTCTAACAGAAGATATTTTATCAGCAATTAAAGTATCTCGTCAGCATCAAGTCTGCTCCGCTCCCTTGTTGGGGAGCAGCCTTGCTACTAACTTCGAGGAAGAGTTAGTAAAAAATTATAAAGCAGTTTATGTCTGGTTAGACAGAGACAAAGCAAAGAACGCAGTAAGGATAAAGAACAGATTAAAAGGATTAGGTCTAGATAGTAAAGTAATTATAACCAATCTAGATCCTAAAGAGTATAACAATAAGGAGATTGAACAGTGGTTGAAGAACAGATAATTAAATTGTTCTGTGAAGACAGGGAATACTATTTAAAGTATTACAAGTATGTTAATCTTAATTATATTAAGACTAACTATACTAGTCATTACAAACTATTTAACAGTATAGAAAGTTATTACAATACATATGATAATAAAGAAAGTATTAGTACATCAGAATTAGAATTACAATACAACAGTAATTATTTATTACAAGAGTCAGAGCGTAAAGAACTTACGCTTCTTGTAACCCGAATCTTTGACGCTGAAATCACCAACAAAGATGCTGTAGTAAATCTCCTAAATGAGCATCGCAGGCGAGGATTAGCGGGTGACCTCGCCAAGCTTGCTCTTGATGTAGAAGATGGTACTGCAGATCCTGATAGATTGATAGAAAAGTTTAAAGATTTTGAAAAAGATGAAGTAGAAGATAAAGGTTTTAACTTTCAGAATATGAGTCTATCTCATATATATGAAGAACAAGAAAACAATCCAGGTTTACGTTGGAGACTTAACTGGCTTAACAAATCATTAGGCAGTCTACGCAAAGGTAACTTTGGATTTATCTTTGCTAGACCTGAAACAGGTAAAACTACGTTTTTAGCTAGTGAAATAACACATATGATTAAACAAACAGATGGTGATATACTATGGTTTAATAACGAAGAAGCTAATATAGGAGTTGCTGAAAGAATTAACCAAGCCTTTGCAGGTGTTGAACGCAACATCCTCAAAGGACAACAACAAGCTGCTTATGAAAAACAATATGAAGATATAGTAAGTGATAGAATTAAACTAATAGGTAATGAAATAACAGAGTCTACTAACCCTAAAGTAATTGAAGACATACTTAAAAAGACTAACCCAGCATTAATTATCTTTGATCAGATAGATAAAATCAAAGGGTTCAAAGCAGATCGTAATGATCTAGAACTCAAAGCTATCTATCAATGGGCTCGTGAAATTGCAAAGAAATATGCACCAGTTATTGCAGTATCACAGGCATCAGGCGAAGCTGATGGTAAGCTATGGCTTACAATGAACATGGTAGATGGTAGTAAAACAGGTAAACAAGGTGAGGCTGACTGGATGTTAGGTATAGGTAAAGAGCAAGACAACACCTCAAGACTTAGATACTTCAATATACTGAAGAACAAGTTACCAGGGGATGACGATACTCTACCTGACCTAAGACACGGTAGCACTCAAGTATTAATTAAACCAGAGATAGCAAGATATGAAGACATCTAAACCATACATAACACTCGATGTAGAAACAACTACATCTAATAAAGGTAACCCTTTTGATCAGACTAACAAGCTATGCTATGTAGGTATTGATCAAGAGGTATATAATATCGAGTATGATGTTGAGCCCTACAAGGATAATCTCCTTAAAATCCAAGAGTCTATTGACTCTGCCACTGTCCTTGTGGGGTTTAATATCAAATTCGATTTACATTGGTTATCTCGATATGGTATTAAATTTACTAACAAAAGAATATGGGACTGTCAGGTTGTACAGTTTATACTTGATGGACAGTCTAACCCATACCCTAGTCTTAACGGTGTTGCTGAACACTACGGATTAGAATCTAAACTAGACGTAGTGTCAGAACAGTATTGGAAAAACGGTATTGATACACCTGATATACCAGAAGAAATACTAACTGACTATCTAAAACAAGATGTTAAATTAACAGAACAGATAATGGTTAAGCAAATGGAAGAGCTAAACAAACGACCAGAGCTTAAACGATTAGTTAGTTTACACAATCAAGATCTATTAGTATTGCAAGAGATGGAATTTAATGGTATACTATATAATTATGGTAAAAGTAAAACACTAGGAGATGAACTTGAAGAACAAATATCTAAACTGGATCAAAAGCTTTTTGAATTCCACCGCTTCGATTCTTTTAACCCTAATAGCGTGGATCATCTTAGCGCTTTCTTATATGGTGGCATTATTAAGTACAAGCGTCAGCGTCCTATTGGACATTATAAGAGTGGGGCTAGACAGGGTGAAGTCAAACTCCAGTGGTTCGAAGAACAACTCGAATTACCTAGACGAATAAAACCATTAAAAGGTACTGAGCTCGCTAAAGAAGGTCTTTACTCTACGGATGAAAAGACCTTACGCTCACTCAAACCTAATAAAGAAGGTCAAGAGATACTAGATATACTCTTAACAAGAGCTACTCTAGAGAAACGTAAGTCAACTTACTATATAGGTTTATGTAAATTGATTGATGATAACAATTGGAAGAAAGGAGAAATACATGGGCAACTAAACCAATGTGTAGCAAGAACAGGTAGGTTATCAAGTAGTCGACCTAACCTGCAGAACTTTGATGGAGAGATTAAGTCTCTTTTTACTTCAAGATATTAAGGAGATATTATGAAATTTATAGATAAATATGTAGATGAAACTATATATGCAGGACTCATCGCAGCAGTTTGTTTAGGCTTAGCAGTATGGTTAATGGGTACAGCATCTAAAAAAGATGAATTTACAGTGCTGTTAGATGAAAACATGACAGATGAAATTATTATTACACCTTATGTATATGAACCATTACCTGAGATTGTAATTAATGATCCAATTTTACCACGTGCATTACCACCATTAATTGAAGGTGGTGAGGTATACTTTGAAGAAATCTAGTATATCTTATTCGTATATACATCCTACGATTAAACATACAAATAAGAGACAAAGTAGATTAGATAATCTATATGAAGATATAGAAAGGAAAGGTGTGACAGAAGCTTGGTTAAACTACATAGCAAAAGACATTGATGATGTCATAGCTATTGAAGGTATAGACAAATTAATGCAACACCTTGATGATAAATCAATAGAGGCAATTGTTACTTATGTTACTACAAGCAGACGCTAAACAACTAGAGTGGGTAGGTGCAGCCTACCTAAGTCAAGACGACCTAGCTATTAAAGAGATATGGGAGGGAACTGACATGCACTCTGACAACCAAGAAAGATTTGGATTACCTTCTAGGCTAATAGCCAAGACATTCGTATTCAGATTAATCTATGGTGGATCTGCCTACTCATATGCTAACGATCCTAACTTTAAAGAGATTGGTAATGAAATGTATTGGCAAAACATTATTGATCAGTTCTATAATAAATATACTAAACTAAAGGAGTGGCACGATGAAATAGTATTCAAAGCAAAACGAGATAGGAAACTCACTATGCCAACTGGTCGTGTGTATTACTACGAACCAGAGGTTACGAGCTATGGTGTTAAACACCCACGCACTAAGATATTAAACTATCCAGTGCAAGGCTTAGGTGCTGACTTGATGTCGATAGCAAGAGTATCCTTACGTAATAGATTACTCGACAAAGAAGGAGTCAAACTAATTAACACAGTTCATGACTCAATTATACTTGACTTTGATCCTAAAGTATGGGATAATATAAGTATAGTTAAAATTGTTGAGAAATGTTTTAACGATGTACCAGAAAACTTTGAGAAGTTATTTGGACATAAATTTAATCTACCCATGAGAGTCGAATGTGAAGTTGGACCAACATGGGGTAACATGGAGACAGTTAATGTTAATTAATATTATTGATGTAGCACAACCACAAACAAGTACTAACCGTAACGGTAGACAATACCAATCATTAGAAGTCACCTATAAAGATGATCAAGGTAGAGTCAGTAGCAAAAAACTAATGTCATTCTCTAACCCAGATGTGTTTAGAACAGCACAGACATGGGAAAAAGGCGACGAAGTAAACATTGCTATGGAAAAAGACGATGCAGGTTACTGGAACTGGACAAAAGTGTTAGCAGCTGGAGAGGTGGCGCCTGCGCCTACAAACCAAAGCGTAGCGACAGCCTCGACAGGTGATAGTAAACCATCAGGTAAACCAACAAGAGTCACAGGAAGTAACTACGAAACAAAAGAAGAGCGTGCTCTACGACAACTAATGATCGTTCGACAGAGCTCTTTATCAAATGCAGTAGCAACTCTAGCGACACATGGCAGTCCATTATCTAGTGATCAAGTAATTACACTAGCAAAACAATATGAAAGATTTGTAATGGAGGGTGAACAATCAACATCTCTAGATAACCTAGCAGATGATGTACCGTTCTAATTATGGAAGCTTTAATTGACCAAGACTTAGTATGTTTTCGATGCGCAGCAAGCGCAGAGAATGACGATTTAGGTATAGCTATATACAGAGCTAACGAATTGTTTGATCAAATTATTGAGAAGACAGGAGCTAGCTCTTATAGAGCTTTCTTAACAGGTACTAATAACTTTAGAAAGCAAATATATCCTGAGTATAAAGCAAATAGAACTGCTCCTAAACCTAAGCATCTAGAAGATCTTAGGAAGTGGAGTATCTCTGAACTTAATGCTGAGGTAGCAGATGAAGGACTAGAAGCAGATGATATGCTTGGCATCTATCAAACAGATGATACTATCATATGCAGTTTAGATAAGGACTTGTTACAAATACCAGGTCAACATTTCTCTTGGGAAATTAATGGTAAAGGATGGACAAGACCTGATACGTTTATAGAACAATCTGAACTAGAAGGTCTTCGTCTATTCTATGAACAGTGTATCAAAGGAGATCGTAGTGACAATATTAAAGGCATTGAAGGATTGGGTGAAAAGAAAGCAAAGGTCTTACTTGAACCTGCTCAATCAGAAAAAGAAATGCTGCAAATAGTACGCAATGCATATGGCAATGATGAAGAGTTTTTTATGAATGCTTCTTGTCTATGGATACTACGTAATGATAGACAAAAATATAAGGAACGGTATGCCAGCATTTAAAAGTAAGTTTGAAGCAGCTGTGTGGAAAGAGCTGCGCAAACATTATAAGTCGTGTAAGTATGAACCAGATAAGCATGAGTATATACAACCTGTTATACATAGGAAATATATACCAGACTTTAAGATGGCTCGCAATGTTTACATTGAAGCAAAGGGTAAGCTAGACTTAGCAACAAGGCAGAAGATGGTATGGTTTAAAGAGTCCAACCCGCATATAACCATTATCTTTCTATTTATGAACGCTGACAATAAGATAACTAAACGAAGCAAAACAACATACGCTATGTGGGCTGAGAAGAATGGTTTCTTATGGTTAGATTATAGGAGTGATTGGATAAATGATTATAAAAAACTTAAGAAAAAATGAAGACGGATCTTATGATTTTGATTTTAGTGTAGACAATTTAGAAGCTGAGTTCTTAATGGATCATGCTATTAAAGATCTAATAAGAAACGGTATTATAAAAGTAAACGAAGGCGATGCCGAGTTTGAAATAGAAGAAGATATTAAAGTAGGAGGGACGTTACAATGAAACATTTAGTTATACCTGACTGCCAGGTCAAGCCTGGGCAGTCGGTTAAGTATTTAGAAAATATAGGTAAATATATAGCAGAGAAACAACCTGACGTAATTGTATGTATAGGTGACTTTGCTGATATGCCTAGCTTATCATCATACGATGTAGGCAAGAAAGCTTTTGAAGGTAGGACATACAAAGCAGACATACGTGCAGTACATAAAGGTATGGATGCATTACTAAGTCCTATGCGTAAGCTACAAGCAAGACAAGCTAATCTTAAAAAGAAACAATACAAACCACGTATGATCCTAACATTAGGTAATCACGAGGACAGAATAGATCGTGCAGTTAATGATGATCGTAAGTTAGAAGAACTAATTAGTATAAAGGATTTAAACTATGAACAGTACGGTTGGGAAGTATATGATTTTCTTGACGTGGTTGTGGTTAATGGGATTGCTTACTCTCACTACTTTGCGAGTGGTGTCATGGGCAGACCAGTTACCTCTGCTTCTGCTTTACTTAACAGAAAGCACATGTCATGCTTCGCAGGACACCAGCAAGGAAGACAAATTGCATACGCTAGAAGAGCTGATGGCAGAGAGATAACTGCTATTATAGCAGGTAGTTGCTATGAACACAATGAAGATTATTTAAATCACCAAGGTAATCAACATTGGAGAGGCTTCTATGTATTACATGAAGTAAAAGACGGTGCATTTGACGAGATGGCAGTCTCATTAAATTACGTAAATAGTAAATATGGTATTGACAAACGTCGTAGAAAGTGATATAATATGGTACAAGCTTTGAAAAAACAAATAGGTGGTAAGCATTACTCTAAGTTTGCAATACAACCTACAGAGTTTATATATAAAAACAACATACCTTTTATTGAAGGATGTGCTATTAAATATCTCTGCCGTTGGAGAGATAAGGGTGGAGTACAAGATCTAGATAAAGCTATACACTTTATTGAGATGTTAAAGGAGTTAAACAATGACACAGTTTGAAAGCCCTAAGTTTAGTTCTAAAGCTAACAATAAAAAGTATGAAAATAATTATGATAAAATCTTTCGTAAGAAAGAAAAAGAAACTAAGAAGGTGAGGAAGAAATAATGCTTACGGTTTCAGAACTTATTGAAGAATTGTACTATGTAGATGAAGTAACTTTATTAGAAACATTAGGAATTACATCAGAAGAATTAGTTAATAAGTTTATAGATAGAGTCGAAGAGCACCAAGATGAGCTTCGAGAATTAATTAATGATAACAAAGAAGGGTTTGATTTTTATGACTACGACGATAAAGAATGAGTTACCTACTCTATATCAACAGGTAATTCACTCATCAAGATACGCAAGATATATACCAGAAAAGAATAGAAGAGAAACATGGGATGAAACAGTTGACCGATTAGTTTCATACCTTAAAACTAAAACACCTGCACTAGAAAAAGACATAGAAGAACTGCGAGAAGCAGTACTTAAACTAGAAGTAATGCCTTCTATGAGGCTAATGATGACAGCTGGTGAAGCGTGTGAACGAGACAATATAGCAGCATATAACTGTAGTTATCTAGCTGTCAATAACAAACGTGCTTTCAGTGAAGCACTATATATATTAATGAATGGTACAGGTGTAGGGTTCTCTTGTGAAAGACAAGACATTAACAAACTACCTATTGTACCTGAAGAAATTGGTTTATGTGATGATGTCATAGTCGTAGAAGATAGCAAGTTAGGTTGGGCTAAAGCCTTTAAGAAACTTATCTCTCATTTATATGAGGGTGATATACCTAACTTTGATTTCTCTAAAGTAAGACCTGCAGGCGCTAGACTCAAGACCTTTGGGGGTAGAGCCAGTGGACCAGATCCATTGAAACAACTATTCGATTTTGTAATAGAAACTTTCAAACAGGCAGCGGGACGTAAGTTATCCTCTATCGAGGTGCATGACATCATGTGTATGATAGGACAGATCGTTGTGGTCGGTGGTGTCAGACGATCTGCTCTTATCTCTTTATCTAATCTAACTGATCGCAGAATGCGTGAAGCTAAAATGGGAGCATGGTATGTCGACAATCCACAACGAGGTCTTGCAAATAACTCCGTTGCCTACACAGAAACACCTGACAGTGAGACTTTCATGGAAGAATGGTTATCTCTGGTCAAGTCTAAATCAGGTGAGCGAGGAATCTTTAATAGAGTTGCTGCACAAAATCAAGCCGCTAAGTGGGGACGAAGAGATCCAAATCTTAGCTACGGAACAAACCCTTGTAGCGAGATTATCTTACGTGATAAACAATTCTGTAACCTTACAGAAGTTGTTGTCAGGGCAGGAGATACAGAAGAAAGTCTAAAGCGTAAGATTAGATTAGCTACCTTGTTAGGTACTATACAATCTACAATGACAGACTTTAAATTCTTATCTCATGAATGGATACAAAATACTCAAGAAGAAAGGTTATTAGGTGTATCATTAACAGGCATTATGGATGCTAAGATTACTAACAATCCTGATCCTAAGATGCTAGAAAGATTACGAGATGAAGCTAGAAAGACTAACAAAAAGTATGCAGAGATTCTTGAGATTCCTGAATCAGCAAGCATTACATGTGTTAAGCCAAGTGGTACAGTTTCTCAATTGGTGGATTCTGCCAGTGGTATCCACGCTCGTCATAATGATCAGTATATACGTACTGTTCGTATGGATAAGAAAGATCCTATAACAGACTTTCTAATCGCTGCAGGTGTGCAACATGAAGATTGTCAAATGAATCCTAAGTCTACATCTATCTTTAGCTTTCCAATCAGAGCACCTAAAGGAGCACTAACTAGGACTAGCAAGACAGCTATTGAACAGCTAGAATTATGGTTAACATACCAAAGACATTGGTGTGAACACAAACCATCAGTAACTATATCAGTTAAAGATAAAGAATGGGTAGAAGTAGGTGCATGGGTATGGGATCATTTTAATGAAATCAGTGGTGTATCATTCTTACCACATAGTGATCATACTTATCCTCAAGCACCATATCAGGATGCTACATCTGATGAGGTTAAAGCATTAGAAAAGGTTACTCCTAGCAAGTTAAATTGGAGTGTATTTATAGAAGAAGATGATAACACAACAGGTACACAAGAACTTGCGTGTTCATCAGGAAGCTGTGAAATTATATGATAGCAACATTACAACCAATATGCGGAGTACAATTAGGTATAGAGTTTACTGAGGCAGAAGTTAATGATCAAGTTATTAGCTACTGTCTTATAGATCTATTAATTATACGTATACAAGTAGCATGGTTTAAAGAATGAAAGTATGTATTATAGGCAGCAGAAGCCTTGATTCTGCAGATAAAGTATTACCTATTATAGATAAGTTTATTAAAGAGCTCCCTTCCTCTTCCATAACTTTCTTAATAGGTAGTGCTAAAGGTGTTGATCCTCTATCAAAACATTATGCCCAGTCACACGGGCATGATGTGGTAGAGTTTCTACCTTATCATTTACTAGATAGCTCAGTTGACTTTGATAGTAAATACTTTTTTATACGTACTAAACAAATGCTAGACAATGCAGATAGAGTTCTAGCAATCTGGGATACTAAAAGCAAAGGCACTCACTATGCAATTAAATATACCCAGAAGCTAGAAAAACCAATCATGATAATAAAGGTCCCACAATGACAAGAATATATACTAAGTCAGGAGACAAAGGTGAAACAGGTTTACACAATGGAGAACGTGTAAGTAAATCATCAGAAAGAATAGAAGCTATAGGCAGTATAGACGAACTTAATTCGTTCATAGGTCTATCTATGTCAGAGGTAATGCCAGTAATAGTAAGAGATGTATTACATAAAGTACAGCATACGCTGTTTGACATAGGAGGAGAGCTAGCACATCCAGGTATGAGTGTTATCGCAGATAGTAAAGCTAAAGATCTAGAAAAAATTATAGATGATCTAAGTAGTAGACTAGCTATACTACGAGAGTTTATTCTTCCAGGTGGATTTAAGACTGCTTCTCAAATACATGTAGCTAGGTCAATCTGCCGTAGAGCAGAGCGTAACTGCATAGCTTTAGGTAATGTTAATCCTGCTACACTTAAATATCTGAATAGATTATCTGATTTATTATTTACTATGGCTAGATACCTTAATGCTTGTGAAGGATATAAAGATGTAACATGGAAAAAAGATGGTTCTTGATTACGTACTAGTTATTATGTTTGACGTAAGTAGAGAGATTACTCCTCCTCAATACGTAGGACATTTTGTTAGTTGTGAGTCTGCTTTTGAGTATGCGACTCGTCACTATCCAAAGAATGATTGGTCGTGTCTTCACGAAGACCATATTTATCTTCCCAAAGATCTAACAGAGAAATACTACTACCCAGACTCCAAAGATTAATCGGGTACAATCTCATTCATCCTATTAGTCCAACCTTTTCCAAAATCTTTCCATTTTTCAGGATTCTTTTTTAATTCATTTAAATATTTATTTTTAATTTGAGTAGCTGTTAAACCTTTTTCTTCTATAGCTTTAACAGTATTAGGACCTATTAACATATCTTGTTTAACTCCTGCAAGTTCTTGAATATTTTTAAGAGCAGAAGGTCCTGACATAACTAACATATGCATAGCTACTTTTTGTAAATTAGAAGGTAACTTATCTATGTTGTATCTTTCATAATAATCTTTTTTATATATTTTAGCAGCTTGTGTAGGTGTAATATTTTTTAATTCTTCTACAGTAGGTTCTTTACCAAAAACTGATTTATAAGTTGCAGGAGTAATTCCTAAATTAGTTCCTACTAGTTCACCTGCTTTATTATAATTACCTGAGTCATTAGGATTATTTTGAAACCCTGCTTCTTTTTCTAATACAGAACGAATAATAGAAGGATCTACTTCTTTACCCATATTACCTATAGGTACTTCATCAGATTCTAATGTAATACTCTGTGGTTTATCCTCAAAGAAAGGACTCTTACCTTCTTTAATACGTTGTTTACCATAAGCTTCAGCTTTGTCATAAGCAGAGTCCAAAGGTTTATCTGCTTTAATAGAAGCAATCTCTTCATTATTAAGACTAGGTACTAGTAAAGGCATAAGAACTTTTTTACCATCTACTTCTACATCAATAGACTGTTCAGTCATAGTATAACCTTGATTATCTTTTATTTGACCTAAGAAACCTTGATTAGACTTCATAGTAAAGTCTTCCCTAACCATGTCAGGTTTTAATTCTACACCTATACGATCAGCATAACCTAAACTAGTTATTTTGATTGGCATTGACATCTCCAAATTCACTATCATAGATAGATTGAGCAATATCTTTAACATCTTTATTTTCCATACGAGCTCTTATTTTTAAGTATACATTTAATCGTTTAACTGTACTCTTAAGATCTTTTGTTTGTGTTTCAAACCTACCTGTTACAGGATCTAGATTCATAGTAAGTTCTTCAGGACCAGAAGCTATACGTTGTAGTTCAAAAGCAACAAAGTCTTTGTACTGTGCTAAGTTTTGTTGTAGATTTTCTCTCATATTATCATCTTCAAATGCTCTACCAAAAGCTTCTGAAGTCATGTTACTAAATGCAGTAAGAGTATTATCTGATTCTAATAACTTAGTAAGAGCTTCACCTTTAGCATCTTTATTGTTAATAACTGCAAGGTAATTACTAATTAAATCCATATCACCTTGTGCAAAGTTAGTAGAACCTAATTGATTAATAGTATTAGAAATAACTTTACTAAATGAAGGATCATCAAGTATAGCTAACTCTTCAGGTAAGTATCCATTAGGATTAGTATTACCTATTGTTAGTTTTTCTAATGTACTTTGAATGTCTTTCTTAAGTTGTGAGTTTAATAAACCACCTTTTTTAAGTTGTAAATACATAGACATCTTGTTAGTAAGTCTTTCTTCAATCTCTGCAGTAGTTCCATACTTAGTCATGTAGTCTATAGTAAGACCTTTCTCAAAAATACTAGCTTTATTAGATACATAGTCTTGTATACCTTTAAGACTAAAGTCTGTCTCTGCTTGGTTCTCTAAACCTTCAAACATTTTATCCATATTAGCTATAAAAAATGCAACTTCTTTATCATCTTGAGGTAGTTTACTTGCAAGATTAAAGTATTTATCTCTACCAAATCTAATAATTTCTCTACCAGCTTCTACTTTTTCTTGATAACTTTTAGTATTATCACGAGCTATAGCAAATAAAGCATTAGCCATGTCATCTTGCATAACTCTTCTAATCTTAGCAGGACCTAATAGTTTAAACTTTTCTTTAGCATCAGACTGTGTTAAGTTATCTAGTAAATTTCTATCTTCTACTAGTCTAGTTACTTCATTACGAGTAACATCTAAATCTTTTACTTCTAAAAACTTAGCATATAACTCATTATCTGACATACTATATGGATCTACTACGTAAGGTGCTACAGTATCTATTAACATTTTATATCTATCTTGTTGTGCTTTAGTTTGAGATTTTAATAAAGCTTGATCAGCTGATATAACATCAGATATTCCTGCACGACCAGATACTTGTTGAACAGTCTTAGCAATATCATTAGCATACACAGGGTTTTCAGCGGCAAGATCTTGACCTATGGCAGTAAGTCTACGTTGATACTCATAAGCTGACATAACACCTTGAGCTTTAGCTCTGCTAAGTTTTTCATTAACATCCATTAGTTTTTGTTGTAAACCAGCTTTCATTTGATCAGAAGCACTACTCATTTCATCTGTAATAGAAGCTACTTGACCTTGTAAGAAAGATTGCTCTGAAGGACTACGACTTAAATACTCTTCATTAAGGTTATTAGCTGCTTGTTCAGCAGCATTAAGAACATTGTTTTTATCTTCTTGTATTGCATAGCCTAGTCCCATCTCTGCTACATCAACAGCACCTGTTAATAAAGATGTATCAATCTCTCCACTTCTATCTACTACTCCTTGAGTAGGTCTGATACCTGGATATATACTTTGTTGTTGAGTTGTGTCAAATTCTGCCATATTATTCCTCTTTCATTTGCTCTAGTTGTTCGACTAGCTCTTTAACTGTGTCTTGTACCATGCCACTAGGAGCTTGATCTATTACAATTTTCATTGCTTGTATCTCTTCTCTAGTATACTTAGGATTTTGTTCCATTCTATGACGATCTAATACATCACCTAAGAAAGATTCAAACCTAGTATTACTTGCTCTTCTGTTATCTAGAACTGTAATATGATTCCAGAAGATTTCTTTTTCATTCTGTGTAAGCTCCATTAGATTATTAGCAGCTTCAAATGCTTCAGTAATCTCACCTAACTCTAAATCATATCCTTTAAGAATTAACTGTCCTTGATACCAATCTTCTGCCATTTGTTCTAGCTTAGTTGTTTGATTTCGTAAGCCTTCCCATTTAGCAAATAACTCTCTATCTTTATCATTAGGTACTGAGAATAATTTTAAGAATCTATCAAAGTTAGATTCAGGTATACCTGATGACTGCCCTGTTTTACTAACCTTCTCTTGCATTTGGTTATACATAAATGTATTCCATAATGAACTACCACCTGATGTAATTCTAGCTAACTGTATAGCACTCTTATAAAACTTCTCATCTAAAGGAGCAGTATTATCAGCCCACATAGCTTTCACTAATCTATATGTATCTATACCTTGGATTAATGTTTGAGTTGCTGGACCTAGCTGGTAGTTAGGTACTTCAGAAAAACCTGATAGTTGGACTAAAGACTTCCAAAAGTCTCTATAAGGACCACCAAACTGTGTACCAAATGGGCTATATACAGCTGCTATATCAGCAGTAGATTTAATCTGATTACCTTCTTCATCGTATGTAGGCATAATAGCATCAGCTGTTTGATTAATAACTAATCTAGTTAAAGCAGCTTCATCTAATTTCTTAGCTATATCTTCATTACCTGTAGCATTTAAGAAGTTCATAATCATTTCACCAAAGCCATAGATCATACCACCTCTTACACCAAATACTGCTAGATTATAAGCTGCAAGATAAGCTCTTTGTTTTGCACTATAAGGAGATGCTCCTTTATTCCAGATAGACTCTGAAGCTTTCATACCAAATGCCTGGAACTGACCTATATACTGTAAGATAGGAACTCTTTGAAAAGCATATGTGTTCTGTTTAATCATAGAACCTGCTAATTGGTTAGCATCAAATGTAATTTCATCCAAAGCTTTACGAGTTCTCCAGTTCATACCTGGATTATTCTCCATCCAAAGCTGTCTAGATGCATGCCACATACCAGCTCTGTTCATAAATTCACCAAGTTCAAAACCAATCTTACCATAACCATTAGCTAAGTCTTGAGCTCTTCTAAAGAATGTAGAGTTTAGTCCTTTATTCTTTAAGTTAGCTGGGCTAGAGTTAAATAAACCTTTAGCTAATACGTGATCACTAACTACACCATACCCAGAATCTTGCATATGTTTAAGAATAAGCATATGATCTTTTTGAGATAGAGTATCTTTACCTATATCTAAAGACTTAGACATTCTATTCTGTTCATACATATACTTAAATACTTCTGCATTAATCTTATCATACTTACCAAAAGTTTTATTCTGCATGACACGATAATGTATTGTAGCTACCGTATCTAAGAAAGCACGTTTACTATTAGGACCTACAATCATAGGACCAAAGATACCTATAGGCTGTAAGGTTAAGTTTCTCCAAAGAGCAGCAAAAGTAATTTTAGCAGTAGTTACTACACGTCTAGGGTAATCTAGTATCACGTTAGGATTACGTTGTACAAACCTAGATGCCTTAGATACATGATTAAATAATGGGCTATCAGTAGCTTCACCTATAACATCAGCTAACATTGCAAAGTATCTAGATAAATACTGACCACCATGACCTGCTTGCATAGTATCAATACGTTTCCATTCATCCATAGCATGTCTAAATTCTTTTTCTTTACCATCTATTTTTTTAATACTTTCTTCATTTTTAGGGAATGGGTTATCTTTATTAATTTCTTCTGTAATTCTAACAGACTTATCTTTATGAGCATTAACCCAACGAGTTCTCATCTGTGCTAAGATAGGTTGCATCATAGCATCAGTACCTAAACGTTGTGATGTAAGAATAAAACTAGTTAATGGATCTTCATATATAGTAGTATACATATGTTCATTAGAAGCTCTAGCAGGTCTTCCTGTAGCATTTCTAATCATTTCTATTTCCATGTTATCAGAAAAACTATTTAGCTCATCTGCTTTTTTAATGTATACTTCATAGTCTGGATCTCTAAGTTCTGGTAATTTATCTCTATTAGCTTCAATCCAAGCTTTAGCATCAGTCTCTGTTTTAAACATAGCTATAGCTTTACTATACTGAGAGTGAGCTTCTCTAGCAGATTCCCCATCTTTAACTCTAAGACGGTTACCATTCTTATATACTTCATAAGGAGCTAGTCTAACAAAGAAATTACCTAAAGATATTCTAGATATGTGTCCTGTTTTACTAGGAACAATCCAATCAGGTACTCCATTAAGTTTAGTTTTATTATCTAATAGTACATAGTCATATCTACGTCCATTAGAATCTACAAATTCATTTTGTAATCTAACAATCTGTTTAGAAGAAGCTCGAGTTTTACCTGGTTCAAACATATACTGAAGCATAGGACCAGTAGTTCCTTCAGGACTAAGTAAATTAGACTGATGAACTTTAAATGGAACTTCAGTTCCAGTAGTCATATCAAATACAGCAGAGGCAGAGTCGTCAGCTTTAAACTCAAACTCTTTAGCTACCATAACTCTAAACATAGAGCCATCAGCTCTTGTTAAATCTACATAATCTTTAAAGCCTTGAGATACTGCTTTATTAATTGTATCAGTATCAAGTAGTTTTTTACTAAATCTATCAATTTTTCGTAGTATTTTAAGTGATTGTTCTAAAACTTTAAGCTCACCCATAGGGACATCACTACCTACTAGCTCTCTAATTTCATGAATTGTATAAGTATCAGCTTTGTTACGCTGTTCTATCATTAATTGATGTAAATGTTTTCTAAATGTAGGACTATATAAGTCTAAACTATCAGCTAATACTTCTAATTGTTGAGCAATAATACGTTCAGCACGTTGATGAGACATAGTAAACTCACTTTCAAGAGCTTTACTAGACTTACCAAAAGCTGCAATCCAATTCCATAAAGCACTATCAAAGATTTTACTACGTGCAGATGTAAGAGCATTACCTATTAAAGGTATTTTAATGTCTTCAGCATAAGGTTTCTGATTAAACTCATCAGCTAACTGTTTAAGTTCATCAAAGAAGTTACCTTCTCTAGTCCATCTAATCTGATAAGATACTGGACCTTTAGGAATAGTAGGATCTGCTAGTATATCTACAGGAGTCTGTCCAGGTTTAGGAGATATACTAGTTACCACGTTACCATCACCATCAACAACGTCAATAAGCACAGAACCTAAGTCTTGATCAGTACTGACACGTCCTTTAATTTCTTCCATTTTTTCATAAGCAATACGATTAATCATATTTTCGTATTGTTTAGGAGTTTGTCCTTCTCTTATAGGATATAATGTATGAGCAATCTCGTGTTGTACAATAAAATCTACATACTCTTGCTTAGTATTAAATTTAATTTCTTTACCTGATTGTGCAGTAGTATCACTAGCTTTCTTCCAAACAACCTTACCATCTTGAATAAACATTTTATAGTTAGTAATGTCATCTTTTGGTAGATCTTTTAAGATTTTCTGATTATCTACTCGTATATCAATAGGTTTACCATCAGCATCTTTCTTAACTCTAGCCTTAGCTCCTGTTTCTGTAGCTTTATTATAAGTGATAGGTACTTTTATACCCTCATATGAGTATACAAACTCAGGTTTATATACATTATCTGTCTGCATCTTATTAACTTTGTTTACAAGAGCTAACGCAGACTGATTAGCATCACCAAAGTTTGTAAAGTTATAACCTTTTTGATTTAATACTAGGTCATATTTAACACCATAGTTTAAAAATGTAGGTTTACTTTGAGCAAAGTTCATATCTAAATTTACATCTAGAAGTGTATCATTAATTACACTAACAGTTTCTTCAGTAAATGCTTTATATTTTTCAGAAGTTTTTAAATATGGATTATCTAAGAATACTTCTCTAACTATTTGTTCTTGAGCTAACTCCATATTTTTATTTAAAAGATATGTAGCTCCAAAGCCATTAGCAGCAGAATCTTTTTCTATAAACTTATCTAGAATAAATTTAGTATTAAAATCATCTACAGTATATTGAGTTACTCTTTGTGCAGTATTACCTTCATCTGTTATAAAACCTTCTACTATAGCATCAGCCATAGTTTTATTAGCATCAATAGTTTGATCTAATACAGAAGTTTTAGGTATTGCAGTAATATCCTTAGCATCAGTTTTAAATATGTGATCTTCTCTAAATCCAGTAGATTTAGTCATATCAGGTTTACTTTGTAGTAGTTTATATACCTGATAAGCATTAGGATCAGTAGCTCTTAAGTAAGATTCTTTAGCAAATGAAGGACCTTTTTTAATACCCATACCAATAGCTACACCTGTTAAGATTTCAAGAGGAATCTTAACCAAGTCTACATCATTAGGTGATAGTTTTTTAGCAGCCCAGGTTAATCCTTCATCTAGTTTAGTAAATGCTTTAGTAGCATAGGCTTCTTCTAAGTCTTCTTTCTCAATACCAAAGAATCCTAAGAAGTCATGATAAGTATCTAGTAACCATTCACCCCCATAATCTTGTGCTACCTTACGAGCTTTAGCTCTAGCCTCTGTAATATTAGTATCAACACCATCAGTAGCAGCTATATAACCTGTTCCTACTAATTCAGCTAAATAAGGAGCTAATTGTATAATAAACGCTTCAAATAATACAGCAGGTTCTACAACAACAGGGTCCCATACCTTTTCTAATAAATTAGATAGTAAACCAGTATCATTAGAAGCTACTTCTTCATCTGTTAATTGGGGTACAGGTGCTTTACCTAGCATTATATCCCCAAGATTAATCATCATATTAGTAAAATCTTCTTGAGTTTTTAGTCCTCTAATTTTATACTCAATAAGATTAGCCTCATCATCAGTCATAGTATCTGATGAAGCTAGTTCTAAGTTAGCTAGACTATCTAAGTAAGCAGATCTAAGTATAGTATTTTCTGGATTTCTATAATTAAGCTGTTCTTTAAGAAGTTTAGTCTTTGTTACATTATCAATTGTAGGATCAGCTACTAAACCTTCTACAAATGCAGCCTGTTTCATATCAGATGCTTGTCTATAATGATTTCTTAAAGTATCAATAATCTGAGATTGACCTAGATTTTGCATCTCAGTTAATATATTTTCATATGTACCTAATGGATCTGGATCTCCTGATAGAAAAGCGCCATAAGCAGCGTCATTTACATTTATTTTTTCAGGTAATTTATCTGCTTCATACTCAGGAAGTCTAGTATTACCATTTAATATTAAAGGTGCTTGATTAGTTAATTCCATAGTAACCTATTTAAAAGGGTTTAATTTTAAAGATATTGCCAATTTCTCCTGCATTACTACTTAAAAAATCTCCAAAACCTCCCATTGATTTATACATACTTTGTCTACCTTGTGCTAAACTAGCTTGAGTTTGATAATCAGCAGCAGTTTGACTTGCTCTAGAGATAGCAGTAGATGCTCCTGATGCCATATCAATAGCTCCTAAGTTAGCAGTAGCTTGTGTTTGAATAGAACTAGTAGCTCCAGTAAATCCAGAAGTTCCTGCTAAACCAAGTCCTGAACCTCCCATTTCAGTTTCCATACGACCTTGTTGTATTCGTTGCTGTCTTAAAATATCTAAACGTTGTCTACGTTCTTGAACTAATCGTACTCGTTCTTGCATTAGGTTTATTCTACGTTGTTCTTCTGCAGCTTGTTTAGTAGCACTTTGTTGAGCTTTAAGAGATTTACGTTGTTGCATATAACTAACACCTTGAAGTCCTAAACCTACTTTAGATACTAATCCTGAGCCAAACAAACCACCTCCTACACCAGCAGCAGCGACACCTGTTCCATGCATACCAGAAGCTAAACCTGCAGCACCTAAGTGAGTAATACCTCCACCTGCTCCTACAGCCCCTCCTGCAAATTGAGCAGCTAAAGCTTGTCCACCATAGAACGCTGCAGCTCCTATTGCAGCTACTGTTGCAACTTTTTTAACTGTCTTTCCCATTTATAAATTCCTCTTTACTAAATAATGTTGAATACCATCTTCTGTTGTAACAATATATGGTAATGTTTCTGCTCCAAACATTTTATTAAAATGTACTTCCTTTTTTGTTTCTGAAAATCCATATACTTCTTCTATACCTAATTGTTTAAGTAATGGAAGAATAGTATCTTCAGTTAGTTTTTTATATCTTTTATAAGTAGATACACTCCATTCTTTACATTCAATATGCATAATCCATAATTGTAAATCTTTATCAAAGTGTACACCTACAAAGCCATTATCTGGCTCTTCATATAACTTAATCATTAATGTATTTGTGTCATTGTAACTGGCATACCCCAGCCAAGTATCTTCATATCTTTACCTTCTTCTGAAGATATTTTAAGACTTAAAGTTTTACCAGAACCTCTTAATTTATTTTTAGTAACTATAACACCTTCACCATAATCAAAAGGATCAGCAGCTCCTGATGGTATATAGTTACGTAATAATCTATAAGCTTGAAATTCAGTACCCCAACGTCCACTATTAGCACTATCAGTCCAATTCCACTGAGCTTGAACTTTACATGAGGATTGATTAGTAAGTTCTAAGTTACCTGAAGAATCATTATAACCATCTTCAGTACGTTTAAAATAAAAGAAAACATAAGGTATTTGTTTTTCTCTTAAAAAGTTATCAAATAATTCATAACCAGTAACAAGATAACTAGAATAATTAACTCCTGTTCCATCAGAAGTTACCCAATCTTTAAAGGTATCATCTTTATATTTACTTATTGTAAAGCTAGTTCCTGATATAGTTAAAAAACTAAACTGAGTGCTTCTAGCAGTTTGAATAGAACTGTCTATTACTACATCATCAGTACTAGTTTGTACTAAATCCGTACCTGCATATACAGCTTCTTCAAATGTAGTAACAGCATACCCAGGAATAGGTATATAATCTGCTATATAAGGTGAATTACTAGCTAAAGATGATATAGAATTTAAATACCAAGCTTGTAAAGTAAGATCATATATTAACTCTTTATTATAATTATTAATATAATTAGTTTCAGAATAAGTATCTGAATCATTATATAACCATCTTACTCTGTTTTCTTTCTCATCATAATAACCTCTACAGTTATTTTTAGCTATTTCTGGTATTTCTAAATATAAAGATTGAATAGTTTTTAGTGATATAGACTCAGCTCTAAATCGACCTGATGCACTATCAGGAGTTAGTGTATAAATACCAGCTTTAGACCAATATACAAAATTGCCACCAATGCTTACTACAGAATCTGCATTAGTAATACCATTAGTAGAGATTTTAGATGCCTGGAATGATACAGCATTAAATCCACCAGTGTCACCATAAACTTCCCATACACCATTTTCACAGAAAACTAATAAAGAAGCTTGAGATGATGCTATCTTAACAATACGAGTAGCTTCTGGTATTTGAATAGTTCCACCATCTGATCCTATTATATCATTAATACCTGGATCTGTAGGATCTGCTTCTTGATAACATTTTTCTAAGTCTTCATCAGATCTTACAATACGTGTAAAGAAAATATATCCAGAGTAATTAGGAGATCTAGCATCAGAAGTTGTTATACTTGATTGTACTCCTGAATAAAATATACGTTGTGCATAAGAAGCTACAGTAGTTAATGTTCCTGTTTCTTGATCTAAAGGTAAACCTGATGATACATCAGATTCACTCATTCTACTAGTACCTCTATTAAAAGCATCAATTACAAAAGAACCTCTAGAAACTCTATATTTAGAATGAGAGTTCTTTTTTAAAATAGCAGGATCAAACTTTTCATAGCTACCACTAGATGGATTAGAATTTTTACCTAATGACCATACATCTGAATTACTAGGATATTTATTATCAAAAGCACTACTATTTCTACAATGATCAATAGCATCTGGGTATGTACCACTAGTAGTTTCAATAGTAGTAGACCATCCTTGATTACGTAAATTATATTTATGAGCTGCAGTTATTGATCCACCAGGTCTAAAGTCATCAGCATATCCATCATCAACACCATATAGATCTCTAATTTTTAAAGTAAGAGTATCTTGAGTAACTGCTCCAGTGCTAGTATTATATGTTAATAATACAGGCTCTGATAAATCTTCTGATACTAAAATACATTTGTTATTAATAACTGCTGTTTCTAATTTAGAATTAGATAGTCCAGATATTGTAATATAGTTACCACTATTTTTAAAGTTAGCACTAGGGTTTGATGTAAGTAAGTCTACAAACCATAATCTATTTTTAACTCTTACAATACCTAATGAAACTGTAGTATCTCCACCAGGAGATTCCCAAACATGAAAAGACTGTTTACCTTCTTTAATATCAGCTGTAGTTAATCCAGTAGCATTAAGTTGATAAAGTTCTTCAAAGTCTACACCTAGTCTTCTAGATCTAGAACCATCTCTATTAAGAACAAAGTTTTGTTCATCAACAGAAGCTGAGTCTGGAAATGTAAGTTCATTTGCCTCAGTAACTAATCCTTTAATAAAGGATCTAAAAGCCTTTTCACCTTTAACAGCCATTTATTCCTCTTCTTTAGAAATAGATTTCTTTTTAGGTTCTTCTTTTGAGTTTGATATATATCTAAGAACAGCTTCATCTACTAAAGATAATGATGTATATACTCCTGAAAGTTCTTCAGGTAGTTCACCACCACCTTCATACTTAAGAATATAATGAGCTGTACCTGGTTGTATAAAGGTTTGTAGTTCTTTAGTACCTTTACCTTTATATGATCTTATTACTTTAGAATCCATTTTAGTATCCTTTTTTCTTTCTCATTTTAGCTGTAGGATTTAATAAATTTTGAGCACTTTCAAAAGCTTTACGTGCATTAGACTTACCTTTATCCATAGCTTTATTTAAATCTTTTTCTGTATCAACAGATACTTTATGTTGTTTAACATTAGTAGTATCTGTTACTTTAGGAGTAGTAGTATTACGAGGTGTAGAATCATATACTGGATAGTCTGTTCCTGCTTCTGTAGCTCTATAAGTTTTAGTTTTACTTACTGTAGCTTTAGGTTTTTTATACGATTCTTCTGGAGTAACTCGTTGAATTTTAGTATAGTCAGGTCTATAAACTCTAGATCCTTCTTGATTAACAGGTCTTTGAGTTTGAGTTCCAGGTACAAAAGTTTTTTCCTTTTGTAACTTTATTTGTTTTTCTACTTTAGCTTTTTGAGATTTAGTATTAGTAGATTGTTTTTTAATTCTTTTAGTAATAAACCCTTCAGGTCCAAAAGGAACAGGAAAAGGTTTTTTCTTTTTGTCTTCAGCCATTATTAGTATCCTTGTTTTTTAGGTTTACCCATTTTTTTCATAGGTTTCTTTTTAGGCATTTCTTTTTTCATTGGTTTCTTTTTCATTGGATGTTTCATTTTTTTCTTTCCTCCATATTGTTCTTTGTGAATAAAAGCTTTTGTATTACTAGTTGATTGCATTACTTCTTACCATACCTTCCATAATGTGGATAGTGTATTCCATTTTTAAGTCTCCAGGCATCTTGACTCATTCTACGTTTTTGAGATACAGAAGCTTGTTCAGCTTTAGGATTAGGCATTTGTTTAAGTGTAACAAAACATATAGATTTAGCTTCTGCTAAAAGATAAGTAAACATTTGTACTGGTAAGTCAGGAGTAAATGTATCAGATAATGTAAAAGTTACGGAACGTTTACCATGGCATTGTGTTTTGTTTTTCTTTAATACTGTATCAACAGCTGAATCATAAGAATCAAATACTATATACTCATCATCAAAAGATGTAAAGTACTCAGGAGCTTTATCGTTTTTAACATTAATAGATATACCTGTAGAATCTGCAACTACAGTAATATCTGATTTAGAACTGTCTCGTTTATCTACTAAATCCATAAAGTCTTCAGGCATTAAGTATTTAATTTTAGTATAAATATCTTTAGTGTCTGTAAAAGATCTAGTATTATATTTAATATATTTAAGATCTATAATATTATCAGGTAGTTTCATATGAGTAGGAGTAGCAGAGTCTGCATTACTATTCACTTGAAACAATTCATAAAGAAAATCATAATTTCTACCATCTATAATATTATAATAAGTAGACTTAATTATCTGAGCTACTTGTAAAGATTCTACACTATCATTAATAGAATTAATCTCATCTGAATCCATATCAGATAAGATGTCTTGTGTCATTTCAAGTAGTGTCATTTTAGCCATAGTTTATTCCTAATCTAACCATAAAGCATTTAAACCTGCTTCTGTAACAGTTATATTAGAAGATGAAGATACTCCATCTCCAGCTACATATATAGATAATGTTTGTCCTGCTGTAGCTTCTACTAATCCTGAAGCCATTACATGTAAAGTATCTACACCATTAGTAGGTTTAGTAATAGTAACTACTCTTGGAGATACTACACCATCAATAGCAAATTTAAATTTATAGGCTGCTCCAGAAGCTACTGAAGCTGTTGTAAAGTTACACCAAAAATCTATTTTATAATGTCCTGCAAGGACTAAATCAATTTCACCATTAGCAGCATCAACAGTTAATATATCTTCATAAGTAGAAGCAGTCCATTCTGTTGCTGGATTTAACTTTGAAAATGAAGACCCACTTCCTAATGTATGAGTAGTTGTTCCAGAATTAATATATATTTCTGCATGACCTTTAGCTGGAGGGTATTTCCATGTACCACTTCCTGATCCATCTGATTCAAATACTTGACTTAATGTAGCAGTATCTAATCCTGTTAAAGGATATACCCAATTACCAGAACCTGTGCCATCTGATTTATATACTTTACCACTAGTAGCACTAGCTACACCTTTAGGCTCATGTATATCTGGATCTGTAATAACATTATGTTGTACTGTCATTTATAATTCCTAAAATAAAATAGGTGGGGACCGAAGTCCCCTAACCTAATTAAGCTATATATTCAATAATAACAGTAGCTGAACCTGCTGTGTAAGTACCTGTAGCTGCAACAGTTAATTCACCTGCTGCTGCACCAATACTTGCGCCAACTAG